ATGACCATAAGAAAGAATAAGATACCAAAGAAGCACAGAGATAAAATAAACGCTTTAATTATTGCTATTGACGAAGCTACGAAAGACTGGCAATAGAAAAAAATCTATAACAAAATTACTTCAATCATTAATATCTAACTCTATTGCACAGGTTAATCGGATGTGTTAGATTTGGGTATAATTTAAAACTAAAAAATAAACGAAATGAAAAATTTTAATGATCTACAATTTAAAACTCATCCTTGTTCAATTCATGGAGATGAAAAAATGGCAACAATGACATTTGATAATGGATATGGAATATCTGTTATTACCGGAAAGGTATTTTACACATCAGAATTAAAGCCATATGAAGTTGCTGTGCTCTTGGATGGGTCGCTGTGTTATACTACAAGCATAACTGATGATGTAATTGGTCATTGCGATAAGAATGATATTTCCAAATTAATGGAAAAGATTCAAAAGCTTGATGTCAATAGTCTTGATAATTAAAAACATTATCACTATCTTTACGGGATTGAATAGTAGGTGAAAGTGCAATTCAACAGAAAAAAGAATATTTCTTGTTCGACACATATATAAGTCCTGTTTGATAACTTTCACCCGTTTTTACGGTCTATCAAGCAGGATTTTTTCTTCCTACTATTCGCTCAAAGTTTTCGATTTCCTTTGAGTGCCTGTAAAGATTTAAGCCAGACTATCAACAAAGAATAAGACCTGTTTAATGAAGCTCTTTAATGAGATAATTAAAAGGCGTGGTATAAAGTTAATGGTTAATATATCCGGAGCAATGATTCAACAGTATTAACTCCGTTCTAAATGTGATAGCGAGAGCTTTTAGAATAAAACAGCACGAACATAGCGTGTATTAACTTTGCCCGATAGGATTAATCTTTATTTTCTATCAAGTGTGATTATTAGTATATCACATAGAGGAAACTGGGTATAAATAATTTAAATAAAACATCATGGGAAAACCATTAAAATACGAAGTAAGAAAAGTTAAGCATGGGTATGCTATATTTGGATTATTCCAAGAGAAGAAAAGAGTTTTTATATTCTTCAGTAAGATTGAATTAAATTGGCATTGGCTTAACTGCGATGGTAAAAAACAACTGAGCTATTCTTCAATTAGAGGAATGAGACGTAAAAGAAGTTACCCTCATGCTCCTTTTAGATTTAAGTGGCAAGCTCAAAAATGGATAAATAAACTAAAAAACTAAAATCATGAGAGAAATAAAAGAAGGTCAAGAAGTTTATATTAATGAATCGGTACGTTATGGGTTCAGTAATTATAAGAATTTTACTATAAAGTTAACAATTGAGAGAACGACAAAGACTCAATTTATTGTAAATGGTAGGAGATTTAGAAAAGATAACATGAGTGAGATTGGTCAATATTGCAGCTACGCAAGGTTTGAAGGTGTAGATCAATCAATCGCAATGAATGAATTTAAGAAAGTAGTATCTATATCCAATAAGGTTTATTCGTTAACCACAAATTTCCCCAGTATGCAAGTTAATACAGATATTAAAACAGCAGAGAAGGTTTTTAAAATGTTAACTGAAGCTAAAGATTTATTATCTAAATAATTAAACGGAATCCCGATGCCGAAGAGTAGGGGTAAAACTAAAAGGAATGGAAAAATACTATTTTGAAAATGAGGATGCTGAAGTTTGCTATCCTCTTAGTTATTTCACAGACAGAGCAAAAGAAAGTGGATTAAAGGAAATATCTATCTTAGAGGCTGTGCCTGATTTTAGAAATAAAGAATTCGTATGGTGTGGGTGGGATGATTCATGCACTTATATGTCGGACTGTAAAAAATCTGTATGCAGCGCATGGACTAAAGGTAAAGGCAATATGTGTGACCATAGAGGAAAACTTTATGCGCATGGCGATAGTGTAACGATTAAAATTGATTAACCAACCCCCTCAATCAGTTCATTCGGGTTGAGGGATAAATAAAGAGAAGATATGAATTTAAATATAGAGATTAATGGAGAGGGGCTGGAAGATTTAAGCCGTGTTCAATCCGAAGTCATGATGTATAGTGTTCTTGGGTGTGTTCAGGATGAAGTAAATTGTGGACTTGGATTGAGCGGATATATTGAGCTTCCCAAAACAAAGTATCAAGGCAGTAAACCTGTTGCGCTTGAAATTAGTTATAAATTTATTAAGTAATTAACCAAAACCCAGAGATGGTGTAAAAGAGAATATAAACTAACAATTCACACCCATTCTATCGAGTGGGTGTTTTTTATTTATATTTTCGTATCTTTACAGGACTAAAAGATTAAACTATGGCGGGTGATAAAATATACACCAGAAAAGAACTAGAAGATAAACTTACGCCTAAAGAGCGTATTTTTTGTCATGAATATATAGTAGATTGGAATAAATCAAGAGCAGCAAGAGCGGCTGGATATAGCGAAAATACAGCCGCAGAAATAGGATATGAGAACATGAAAAAACCTCATATAGTTCAATATGTTGAGTTTATCAAAAACGATCTAGAGAAAGAGGCAGGAATATCTAAATTAATGGTTATTAAAGAGTGGAAGAAAATTGCATTTTCTAACATAACAGATATTCTAAATGTAATGAGAGACGACACCTTGGAGGATGGAGTTATGATACAGTCCAACTCTATTGTTTTAAATGGGGTTACGCTTTCTGATTTACCAAAGGAGCTTACTGACATTATTGGAGAGGCTCAACAAACAAAAGATGGAATTAAAATTAAGCTATATTGTAAAGACAACGCATTAAAACAGCTATCAGAGCTTATGGGGTGGAATGCAGCACAGAAGATTGACCACACCACAAAGGGCGATGCAATATCCATAACTCCAATGCAATTCGTAAGTAGGAAGGATGATAAAAGTAAGTGAGAAATATAAACCTCTTTGGGAAGAGGGCACAAGGTATTATGTCATAACAGGCGGACGGGGAAGCTCTAAAAGTTTCTCCGTTGGTCTTTATTTGGCACAGAAGACATTTGAGGCAGACAATAAAGTATTGTTTACTCGATACACAATGACGGCAGCTCACACCTCTATCATCCCAGAATTCGAGGAGAAGATTGATATTTTAAACGCACATGAATTTTTCAGTGTAAATAAGACTGATATAACCAACAACACAACCAACTCAGAGATAATCTTTAAGGGTATAAAGACAAGTTCAGGAAATCAAACAGCCGCACTAAAATCTCTTCAAGGCGTTACTGTTTGGGTGCTTGACGAGGCGGAAGAGCTGGACGATGAGCAGACTTTTGATAAAATAGATATGTCTATCCGAAAGAAGGGCAAAAAGAACATTGTTATATTAATACTTAACCCGGCAACAAAAGAGCATTGGATACATAGAAGATTTTTTGAGGAGCTTGGCGTTGATAATGGATTTAATGGCGTTAAAAACAATGTAACGTACATACATACAGATTATAGGGATAACATTGAAAACCTTTCAGAATCATTCATAGAGCGAGTTGAGTTCATGAAGCAGAATAATCCTAAAAAATACAATCATATCATATTAGGCGGTTGGCTAGACAAAGCTGAAGGAGTAATATTCGAAAATTGGACTTATGGAGATTTCCCGAAAGATGTTTTTTACGGTTACGGCTTAGACTTTGGCTTTAGTTGTGATCCTGACGCATTAGTAAGATGCCACATAGACCACAAGAGAAAAGAGATATATCTAAAGGAAGAATTATATAAAAATGGTCTAGGTTCAGATAAATTAGCAAATAAATTAATTGATATTTGTGATGATAAGCAGATAATCGCAGATAGCGCAGAGGATAGGCTTATATCTGATCTAAAAATAAAAGGATTAAAGGTTAATCCTTGCAAGAAGGGTGCTGGCTCTATTGTGGCTGGTATAAAGATAATTCAGGACTATAAGTTAATAGTTGACCCATCATCTAGGAATTTATCTAAAGAGCTTAATAACTATGTTTGGGATGACAAGAAGAGCGAAAAACCTATTGACGCATATAATCACCTACTAGATGCTGCAAGATATTATATATCAAAGAACACTAAGCGCAAACAAGAATGGTAAATTAATTCGTATATTTGAAATAAAAAAGATATGTTACAATTCAAAGCAGCAATAAATAGGCTATTGCAAAATTCAAAGAGTTTTTTCTCTTCAATATATTTCGGGGGTAAGATTATTGACTCATCGCCATACAATAGAGAAGAGATAGTAAATGCCTACAAGTACGGAGCTGAGACAAGGCTAGTAATTGATAAGGTTGTTAATCTATTTGCCTCTATTCCGATTAAGTGGGTAGATAAGAGCGGCGAAGTTGTAGAGGATGGCGATAAAGAGAAGTTACTAATGAATCCGAACACTCTACAAACTCAAGGTCAATTTGAGACTGATTGGGCGTTACAATGGTGTCTATTTGACGAGAACTTTATACACGGCGGAGATATGAAGGTGGGAATGTCGAAGGGTGAGCCTGAGTTTTTAAAAATGCTTCCCGGGCAATATGTAGCTTTTGAATTAGATGATCATGGTAATATAGAAAAGTATGTGAACTCATATAATCAAACGGTAAAGCTAGATTTGGAGAATGTAAAGCCTTGCATTGGCTCCGTGTTAGATCCATTAGACACTCAGCATGCTACATCTAAACTTATCACAGCCTCTAAGGTGATTAAAGCGCTTGAACAAGGTCATAACTCTGAGATAAACGCATTTGGTAATGATGGGGTGAATTATCTATTATCAGCGGCACAGGAAGATGGATTCACAAAAGAACAGAGCGAAAACCTAAAGGAAAGGATTAACGATTCGTCTAAAAAAGGCGGTGTGGAAATGACTTCGGGAAATATTAGCGTTCACGACATAGCTCGTACACCTGTTGACCTTGGTATATTAGAAAGCTCAAAGAACGGTAAGGAAATACTTGCATTAATG